GTATATGACGAAGAGCATAACGAAAAAGTTGAAGAAAAACCTACAATGGCTGATAAACATTCCCCTTGGACTGAAGATACTTTTAGAGAACGTGAAGAAGACCTTCTACAAAAGAATGAAGATCGTCATGGCGAAACACAACAATCTACTTATTCTTCAGGCATTACTGATATAAATTTAGATAAAATGTTATTTACTTGGGAACAAGCTCAAGCGCTTAGAAATGAATATATGGAATCAGGTGATGATTATGATAGATATGAAAATCCTTACCAACATACTCATTGTGAAAAAGATTGGAATGAGAAAAAGCCAGGTTTGAACTCTACAGCTAATTTATTGGCTAAAGATTTTGAACGTAAGAAAGCAGCTTATGAATATTCAAGAGCTAAGACTGCAAAGTCTGGAAAACTTGATCCATTAAAGCTTCATTCATACAAATATTCAGAAGATATCTTTTTAACAGTGACTAATCTTGCTCAAGCTAAGTCACATGGAATAATAATGTTTGTAGATTATTCTGGGTCAATGTGTGATATTATTGAAGATGTAACTAATCAAGCAATTACAATTGCAATGTTTTGTAGAAAAGTTAATATTCCTTTTGAAATATATTCATTTACTACTACAGGATTTCATAAAGAACTTCTTGATAGAGATGAAATGAAAGTTAAAGGTAATGAAATAGATGACTTGGATAGAATAAAAATTGTTGAAATGCTTTCTTCAAAAATGAATAATAAAACTTTTGAAAAAGCTGCTTATACATCATTTGCTATTAGTAAAGCACATGCATATAATAGAAATATTCCATATTATGTATCTGCAAACTCTCTTCATCCAGTTGATAGTATGGGTTCAACTCCTCTTATTCAAACAGTAATATTAGCAAAAAGACTTACTAATAAATTTCAGAAAAAACATGCAATTCAAAAAACAAATATAATGTTTTTAACTGATGGTTACCCTGACACTATTGGTGTTAATGAAGATGAACATCAAACTATTAGAACTAGTCGTAATAATAAAATAGTTAATTTTAATGGAAAACTTATTGAGGGTGGAAATTCTAGAGAAATGTATACACATGCTTTAAAAATACTTAAAGAACATACTGGTGCTAAAACTCTTGGTTTTCATTTAGCTACTGATGCTTCTTCTTTTGGTCAAGGATATTGGGACATTGAAGAAAAACAACATATTGAATTTAAAGATGTTATGAAAAAATGGAGAAAAAATGGTCACCTTGTTTGGAAAAATCAAAAAGGTTATGATGATTATTTCATAATCAAATGTGGTCAAAAACAAGTTGATGAAGAATTTACTCCTAAAAAGCATGAAACAATTGCAGACATTAGAAATGAATTTAAAAAATTCAATAAAAACAAAAAACACACTAAGCAATTAGTTGCTAAAATAACTGATGCAGTAGCTATTTAAAGGAGATAATATGGACGAACTATATAGAGAATTTGAGAGAATTACAATAAATAAAGACCCATTAATGGTCGCAGGTGTAATGATGGCACAAGCTCTTCAAATTTATAAAACAATGTTAGATGAAAAAGAATTTAAGCTAATGACTGAACATATTTTAAAAAGTAGAGACGAAATTGAAATAGATACGCCTACATTAAATTAATTTTTTAAAAGCTGTTTACTTTAGTTATTTTTTATGATATAATATACTTATATGAAATTTAGTAATATAACAAGTGATGAAATTGATAACATTATGGAAATTAATAATATTATGAAATTTAATGAACAAAAAAATTTGAAGGACGTTGCAGACTATGTAGAAAAAACCTATTCAGGTCATTATACATCTGCGAATGGCGTTCAAAGTATGGACCTAATCTCGTCTTCAGGACGTGGATTAGATTTTTGTCTTGGTAATGTACTTAAATATGCATCAAGATATGGTAAAAAAAATGGAGCTAATAGAATAGACTTAATGAAAATAATTCATTATGCATTATTGGCCATGAATGAACATGACATAAAGGAGTCAAACAGTGAAACTTAGTAATGAAATAATTGATATACTTAATAACTTTCAAACAATTAATAGCAATATTGCATTAGGTGAAGAGGGAGGATTTATTAGAACAATGTCTACTTCCAAAACATTAATGGCTAAAGCCAACATTGAACCGGAAATCCCGTATGTTTGGCCTTATACATTTGGCATATATGACTTAGGTGAATTTTTAGCTTGTATTGGTATGTTTAATGACCCTACTCTTTCGTTTGATGATGATAAAAAATTTGTTAATATTACAGATGGTATTACAACATTTAAATATTATTTTTCTGAAATTGATAGCTTAACAGTTCCAACAAATGATATTAATTTAGAATGTAATGACATAGTTTTTACTCTTACTCACGAACAATTAACTCAACTTCGTAAAGCTTCGGCTACACTTAAAGCTAATCAACTTAGTGTACGAATGAGTTATACTGGTAATTCATTTATTGAATGCGTGATTTTGGATAAACAAAATCCAACATCAAATCAATTTAGAATGAATATTTCAAATTGTAGTATAAATACTACTGCAGAGTTTGATTTTGTTTTTGATATAAATAATTTCAAATTTAAAACAGCTAATGAATATGTTTTTGGTATTGACAAAAAGCAAGTAGCATTAGTTAAAGCTGGCGACACTAATTATTGGGTTGCCCTTGATAAAACAACAATATATAAGGAAAAATAATATGGCAGATAAAAGTAAATCTCAAAAAGATTTTGAAACAGTTGCTGCTGAGGTAGATGGAAATGTACCTGAAGCAACTGAAGCTCCAACTGATGAGCAAGGTCTTAATTTGAGTGACATTAGAGCTTGCGTTACAATTATTGATATTGTAACTAAGCGCGGTGCTTTTGAAGGTGCGGAACTTGCAGATGTTGGTTCAGTACGTAATCGTTTAGACAATTTTTTAAAGGCTGCTGCTGAAGCTCAAGCCCCTGCTGAAGATGAAGTAGAAGCTTAAAATTTAATTATATTATGAGGTATTTGTGGAAGAATTTTTATTCGTAGAAAAGTATAGACCAAAAACCATTGAAGATTGTGTTCTTCCTAAATCATTAAAAGATACTTTCCAAAGTATTATTGATAAGGGAGAACTACCTAATATGATGTTTACAGGTTCTGCTGGCATAGGTAAAACTACAGTCGCCAGAGCATTATGTAATGAATTAGGTTTAGACTATATGATGATTAATGGGTCCGAAGACGGAAACATTGATACCCTTCGAGGTAAAATAAAACAATTCGCAAGTACTGTATCATTACAAGGTGGACAAAAAGTAGTCATTCTCGATGAGGCTGATTACTTAAATCCCCAATCTACACAACCCGCATTACGTGGGTTTATTGAAGAGTTCTCAAAAAATTGTAGATTTATATTAACATGCAATTTTAAAAATCGTATTATAGATCCTCTTCATTCAAGATGTTCTATATACGAATTTAATTTAGGAAGTAAAGAAAAGATGGCTATGGCTTTTATGCATAGGCTTCAATTTATTCTTGATTCTGAAAATATAAAATATGAAAATCAGGTTCTTGCTGAACTGATTATGAAATACATTCCTGATTGGAGACGTGTCATAAATGAATGTCAAAGATATGGAATGAGTGGTGTCATTGATACTGGAATTCTTGTCACTCTATCTGAGTCAAGTATAAAGTCATTAATGAAAGATTTAAAATCTAAAAACTTTAAGAGTATGCGTAAATGGGTAAGTGATAACATTGACGTAGAATCAGCAAAGTTATTTAGAATGGTTTATGATAATATGATTACTTATGTAGAACCTTCAAGTGTTCCAGCATTAGTTCTTATACTTGCAGACTATTCATATAAAGATAGTTTTGTAGCAGACCATGAACTAAACGTAGTGGCATGTATGACAGAAATAATGTCACAAATAAAATTTAAATAGGAGAAAGAAAATGTTGTTAGAAGAAATGGCAAATTATGCAACAATTATATTGGCTTTGGCGATGGTTAATGTTGTATGGCAATTAGATAAAGCTGGTAAATTATTAATGCATTTACAAAGAAT